GACGTCCCCGCGATTCAGCGGCTTTCCGTAGAAGGTTTGCACCAGCATTTCCACACGCGCCACGCCAATCACCCCTTCATCGAAAAAATGCCCTGCGGAAGCACGTCTTCCGCAGGGTTGAATCATTACGGCGATGCCGGCGGCTTCAGCACGGCGAACATGAACCGGGTGTTTTCGTTCCGGTCGAGCTGGTTGACCGGGTTCGGAATCTGCCATGCAAGCCGCATGACGCAACGCAGGGCGACCATGTCTTGCTGCGCGAGGTTGTACACGATCTCGCCGGTCACAGGGTCCTGAATCACGGCTTCCGTCAAGATTTTGTAGGTGATGTCCTGACGGATGGCGTAGACCAACTGGCTCCAGTCGCCGGAGATCATCAGCGATTTCGTCGGGTCGATCGAGCCGTTCAGCGGGAAGATCATCCGCTCGCCGTCCAGCTGGTACCGGGTGCCTTCCTGCATAGTCGCCTTGAAGATCGGTTGACCGTCAGCATCCCGCAGGCCCCGCAGCTTCGCCCGCATGCTCACGGCAGCCACGTGGCCGTTGACGAAGAAACCGCTGCGCTCGACCAAGTCGATCACGCCGCCCTCGGCCATGATGTCGTCGTACAGGTCTCTTCCCGTCCCGAGCGTCACGACCTTGCCTTTGGCCTCCGCCTGGGTCACGATGCCGTCCGGCCAGGTGGACGGCTTGTTCGTGCCGTACAGAACGGCCGCGTCGAACACTTCGCCGAATGCCGCCTCAATCCGCGGGCGGATTTGGCCCCAGATGTCGTATTCGGCGTCATCCAGCACAGCCTCCGGGATCGGCACGATGACCGCGATTTCCTCGGCTTCGAGGTACTTGTTCTTCCAGTCCACCTTCGTGGTTTGCTTCGTGCCGGTGTCGCCGTTGACGAAATATGCCATGGGCAACGAGTTGAGCACCGGCAGACGCTTTTGCTTCGCCGTCATGTTGGGCAACTTCGTCGCGAGTTGCATGACGGCCGAATACTGCGGCACGCCTTGGATGATCTCCCGGGCCACTTCCTCGGGAATCAGGGCTTCCGCGTCGGTACGAAGGATTGCGTTCACAGGCATGTTTCAATCACTCCCGCAAATGAAAATTAGCGCCTTGCGGCGCTTCGAATGAGATCATTCATGCTGAAGCCGGCCTTTCCACCGGCCCCGTCGCCGGGCGGATTGCGTCCGCCCGCGGCCATGCGCTTCGTGACTTCCTCGGAAACCGCGGAATCCCACAGTTTCTTGAAGTCCTCGATGCGCTGCTTGGTTTGCTCAACGTCGTCGCCGAGCACGAACGGTTTGAACTGGATCGGCAGGTTGGCCTGGGCCAGGAGGTTCGTCGCCTCCAGCTCGACCGTCTGCCGTTTCAGCGCAGCCTCTTTCTCCATCAGTTCGCGGCGCTTTTTCTCCAGCTCGTACTGGATCTTTTCTTCTTCGGTCATTTTGGCTTGAAGCTGTTGCTCAAGCTGCTTGAGCTGCTTCGAATACGCCGTCCTGACCCGGTCCTCGGCCGACTGGATTTGCTTCTGCAGCCAGGTTTGAAGTTCGGGTGTCAGCTGTAAGCCTCCCTGGCCGGCAGAATCGCCTCCAGAGCCGCTTTGGCCGTCGCCGGCACCTGCACCATTCCCCTGGCCTCCTTGTTGGCCCTGCGCGCCTCCTGCTGCGTCAGTTCCCCCACCTTGGCCAGCGTCCGCCGAAAAGAACGGCGTCGGTTCGAACCAGTTGAACATGATCGTCACTCCTCCATTTCGAGTTCGGCCATGCCGGCGCCCTGCGCAGAGTTCGCCGACACCCGCCCTCAAGTTTTTGGTTAAAAACAAAACAGCCGGGTCACGGCTGTTTCAAACGAGTTTTCTTCCATTCCTCGAACGTGATGTCCGCCAGCTCTTTGTGTGTCTTTCGCTGGATCTCAGCGATTCTGTACGTCGTGAAGCACCGACAGTTGATGTCGTGCGCGGCCACGCCGGTGTTCCCCGGCGCTTTCCCGCGACCGCCGGACGGCAGAAGCTCAAAGTCCTCATCCACACGGACTTCCTGTCCGTCCATCAGCCGGTGGTTGGCGGCTGCCGTGTGCCGCACCTTCTCGTCGTGCAGCGAATTCCACTTCTTCAGCATGACGACTCCCTGTGCGTGCGCGTGCTGCGCGCTGGCCAGCGTCGCCGCCTCCTGGATCCGGTGCGCCTCAGTCCGGACGACCCGAACGGTGTCCGCGTGGCTGGTATTCAGCACTTCACGGACGTTCGCGGTCATCTTCTTCAGCGTGCTGCCCTCGACCAAGTCGGCTGTGATCCGCCGGAACAGCTCGTCGATGGTCTGCCGCCGGAGCCGCGACAACCGCCCTTTCAGCGTCCGGCCGCCTACCGGTTCCTCGATGATTCGATCGATCTTTTCCAGCGGCACCGCGGCATATGCCAACCGCGCCCGGCTCTCCCTCTCGATCGCCCAAGCCATCCACTCGTATGAGTGCGAGTACGCTTGGCGCAACAGTCGTCGCAGCGCCTGCTGGTTCTTCGCGCTCATTCGGTCGACTTGGGCCATGATCTGCTTCTCCAGCCGGCGGAGGCGGTTGTATTTTGCCATTTCCTCATAGGTGAGCTTCCCCTCGGTTTCGAGCTTCGCGTAGAGCAGGCCGATTTCGGCGATGATACCGTGCAGCGCGATTTCGAAATTGCGGCGTATCTGCGCCTCAACCGCCGCCGTCTGCTGCTCGTTCCTCCGGCGCAGCTCTTCCTCGTACTTGTCCAGGCTCATGCGTCATCGCCCTCGTCATCGGGCATGTCCAGTTCCGGGATTTCGTCCCGTTCCCGCTGCATCAGCTCGATCTCGTACTGCGCATCGTCGACGAAGGAAAGCTGACTGAGGCGCGTCTGCTCGCTGACCATCCCTTTCAATTGCCTGGTCGCCTGTGCCTCGTAGAGCAGATCCCGCGGGAAGTTCCGCTTGAATTCGTACCAGACGTTCAGCGGATCGAACTTCAGCGACGGCGTTTTCATTTTCCACGGACCGGCGAGCAGCTCGAACATGCGTTTCGACGCGGACCGGAACTTGTTTTCGAAAAAGCCTGTCTTCATTTCGAGGCCCAAGAGTCTGTATTTCCGGGCCTCCCCGGACTGCGCCCCGCCGCCGAATGCATCGTCCGACAGGTCGGGTGTCTTCGAAAACCGGTAGATGTTGTCATGCAGCCGGTTGAGGTGATGCTCCACGATGTCGTCATTCAGCTGCTTCGTGATGAACTTGATGTCGCCACCATCCGGAATATTGAATGCTCCGGTCTTTCGCGCCTCGTTGAGCGTTTCCTCGTCGATCTGGCCGCCAACAAACGCCATGTACGCCAGACGGAAGGCCTCGATCTCGCTGTTTACGTCGGACATTGTCCGGTCGTAGGCGTCGATGAGGCTGAGCACCTTCTCAGCGTCGCCCTGCAGCTCTGCGTTGTTCGGGAAGCCGACGACCGGGCACATACCGAACGGATGCGGCTCCGGCGGCTTTTCGACCTGGTACGTCCCGCTGTTCGACCGCGTTTCGATGAAAAAGTGCGTATAGGCGGCGTCGTAGAACTCCACCTTCCGGATCGGGCTGTCGCGCTCGTCCAGTACTGTGTAAACGTACAGCGCGTAATCCGGCTCTGTTATGTCGCCGGTGGTTGTCAGGAACACCGTCCCGTAAGCCGGCAGGTTTTTGGCACGCTCGCGGGCCTTCTTGTCAATGTAGAGCAGCCGAGCTCCGTATCCGCAAATCGCGGCCATCTTCGTGACCTCGACGTCCAAGTCGGGAAGATTGTTGAGGGCCGCGAATCGCGTGATGAGGCCCTGGGCTTCCTCGTAATTCGGATCGTCCTTCGCGTAGTTGTAGCTGATCGGGTTGCCGGCGAAGTAGCCGGTTTTCATGTCGACGATCTCGCCGAAGAAATCGTTGGCTACACGGTTGTTTACCTTGCGGTCGTCCTCCAGACGCCGCCTGTAGATGGGCACTCCCTGCGGATCACCCAAATACCGCAGGTACAGCCGCATCATCTCCGTCTGCCGCGGCTCGAACTTTTTCAGGATGCGCTGCACCAGCTCCGGCGTGATGCCGCCCTTCTGGATTTGCTCGATTTCGTAGCTGAAATCCGGCAGCATTTCGTGCATGTCACCTCCTATCTGGCG